AGATTATTGGTATTATATCAAACAAGTAAGAAAGCATAATAGACAAATACACAAAGCTAAAATATTAAAAGGTGGCATAAGAAAATTAAATCAAGCTCCTTATTTAGTAAAAGGTTTTAGGTTGTTTGACAAAGTAAAATACAAAGGACAAGAATGTTTTATATTTGGTAGACGCAGTTCTGGTTATTTTGATTTAAGAAAACTTGATGGTACAGTTATTCATAGGAGTGCCAATTGTAAAGATTTAAAACTTATAAGCAAGGCAAAAACATTATTGTGGGAAAGGAGGGAAGGCGTTTCCTCCCCAACTTAAAGAAGTTGGGATCTCCACGCCTTAATTTAGATGATGAACGTAGCTAAGTATAAAGATATCTTAAAAATATACGAGCGCATCGACTTATACAGAGCTAAATACAGGCACAATGACTTTACCCCTCATGCATGGTGCTTCCACGGCAACCAGGCACAAGGATGGATAGGTACATGCCAGAATGGCTACCTAAAAGTAAACGGCAAAATCGAATACAATAGAGCTTTCTCAATCAATGCCGCAACATACAAGTATATAACATTAAGGTTCGTAATCCCTGGTATTTCACCCAAATACAAAAGACTTAAACTAACACTAAACTATCAAACACAAAGCGGCACATTTAAGAAAGAAACAATAGTGCCATACGACAACCAGGCAGTAACCGCACTAATAGACATGTCAGGCGAAGGCAGCTGGAGCGGAACAGTTAATGATATTATCATAAGCTTCAGCATAGAGACAACAGAGAACGTATGGACTAGCATTACATCAGAGGTCAGATGCGAATACATAAAAGTAGACAAAGAAAATGTGTTCGTAGGCGTAATACAGCCTGCAACTATCACAACAGAAGACGTCAACACGTTCAGAAGCAAGATAGAGACCTTCGCAAAGCAGCAAATAGACTGGTACGGCCCGGATGAAGTAAGACACTTCATAGATACTATAAAGAAGAAAGATATAGACGAAGCCAATGAAAGAATAACCACTTTAAAACCATATAACGGCTGTGCCACATGTGACAACTACCAGTGCGGATGCGACATGGCATCGTACGGATATGTTCCATGCCAAAGGTGTAATGCATGTAATCAACACAGAGGATGTTCTTCTTGTGACTATACATGTTACGAAGAAGCAAGAACCTGTGGATGTAATAGCAGCTGCTATAGCTACAGCAGTTGTTCATGTAATGGAAGATGCTACTCGCAAGAACCGTGCAGATGCGACGGTAGCTGCTATTCATATAGCACTAAATGTTCTCAATGTCATACCTCGCGATATAGAGCAGAAATATACTGTCCTTGCAACGTTTCATGCTATGGTTACTCATGTCAATTACAGTACGGCGAAACAGTACGTACCGACTGCAACTACTGCGATGTATGGAGCGACGCCGGTTGTGCGCAATCAGACAAAGGCAGCGGCTGTAAGTGCAACAGCAAATGTTACTCAGAAGGGAAGTACGACGGCGATTGGACATGCAAAAAGACTTGCGACAAACACACATGTATATGTGACTCGGGTGACTCAAGCCGGGCAGAACTTATATGCTCAATATGCGACAGAACATGTTATGCACAACAGAAGGACAGCGGATGTACATCTGGTTATGGTGAAGTAACATGTACATGTGATTATAGGTGTTACGGCCAGTCATCGTGCTCGTGCAATAGCGGCTGTTATCTACAGCCAAGATCGTGTACATGCGACAGAAGATGTTACGGATACCAGGGATGCCAGGTGTGCGACGTTTGCGACCTATATAAAGCGTGCACATGTAATGCAACCTGTCACCAGCAGTCGTGTGAACAGTGCCATAAGACAAGCTACTCGTCAGTAATCGAAACACTACAGTAAATATCAAGAGGAGGGAAAAACCGATGTTCTTAAAATCACATAATGCCACGGTTACTTTTGACGGTAATCTTGTACCTTCTTTGTATAGTATCAAATTTGACGTAGATTACAAAAACCCAGTATTAGCCCCATCAGTGATTGAGTGTGTATTTTGTCTTGATAAATATCCTCTCGCCGCGCTCAAAGAAAGCGGCACAAAAATAGAAATAAAACTAAGAGATTGTGATGGGAATGACAAGATAGTAATTACATTCAAAAAAGCAGTTCTTGTATCGGAATCTATAGGTTTTATGCTGCTTGACGATACAAACGAAGAACTGTATCTAAAAGCCATCTTTGAAGCAGGGTATCCTGAGATAGACAATAAATAATATAACCGGAGGGAAAGACTGATGGATCTAAGAAAGAATAAGGCTCTCACGCCTGTCGATTCTGGTTTTCCTATTAGCGCTATCACAATAGACTTAACTACTCGTTGCCCGCTTGCGTGCGACTACTGCTTTAGCGGAGTATGTAAAGAATACCAGGCAAAAGACCTGACCCCTGAAATGGGCAAAAAAATTATTGATTGGCTGTTTTCGAAAAGTACCCATGGAGACAGTAAAGAACTCGACATATCATACTGGGGCGGAGAACCTTTGCTTAAATGGGACCTTATGAAAGAACTTACACTGTACGCTGAGGAGAAGGCAAAAAAAGCCGGCGTACGTGTAATATTTGGCGGGACCACAAACGTCGTACTATTGACTCCTGATAAGTTTGATTTTCTCGACGAACACAACATAAGGTTTCTCCTTTCAATAGACGGTACACAGGAACATCATGACAGGCACAGAAAGTTTAGAAATGGCAAAGGTTCGTGGGAAGTTGTCGACAGGAACGCCACAGAAATACTAAAGCGCTGGCCAGATAGCCAAGTGCGCCTGTCATATTCCGTGGAAAACCTAGACGGTATAATAGATGACCTAAATTATCTGTATGACAAAGGGTTCCACGACATAGTATATTCTCCTGTATCGGAAGGCAACTGGACAGAAGAACGCCTAGAAAAACTAAAAGAAATGTGGGACAAAATTGCCGACTGGTACATCGAAAAAAGAAAAGCAGACAAGCCCATAAGGCTCAAATTCCTGGAAGATGCATGTAGGCATTTAAACGGCCAACCATGTGGCCCGGGCTCTCCATGCGGCGCAGGCAGAGGCTATGTATGTATAACAACTGAAGGTGCAATATATCCGTGCGTCAAGCCAGAAACTTTAGTCCGCACATCTAGCGGAATGAAACAGATTAAGGATATCACAGAAGGTGAATATGTACTTACTCATACAGGGCAATACCAGGAAGTTACAAAACTATGGACCAAGCCATACGACGGGATCATGTACAAGATTACTCCGTATTATTTCAACATCCCAATAGAATTCACGCCAGATCACCCAGTATACGCAATTAAAGGATCTGAGTGCAAGTGCTGGCATGACAGATACGAACCTGACTGCACAAGGACTAACAAAACTGAATGCAAATATAAGTTCTATCAAGACTATAACGCACAATGGATAGATGCAAAAGATATTACTACAAAAGACTTTCTGATCTACCCTATCAATAGAACAATCTGCAATATCCCGACGTTCTCTATTGAAACAGAAGGACAAGCAAAGTATATATCTGAATTTACGCCGGATGCAGACCTTATGTATTTACTCGGCTGGTACGTCGCAGAAGGCCACACCCAGTACGGACAGACAATCTTTACGCTGTCTCCATATGAAAAAGACATAGCTGAGAAGCTCAATGAAATATGCTTAAAAACCTTCGGAATAAGCGGCAGAATATCGGAAGAAGACAATAAGGTCAGACTTATCATATTAAGCGTTGGGCTTGCTAAATGGTTTGAAGAACAGTTTGGCAAAGGCGCGCTCTGCAAAAAGCTGCCAGACTGGATAATGACTGCACCGCCGGAGCTGCAGCTATACCTGATACGCGGAATGTTCTATGGCGATGGCGGAAACGACAGAGGAAAGTCGGCATTCTATAGGACAATATCAGCAGACTTAGCAAACCAGATGAAAGAGCTGCTGCTACGCCAGAATACCGTGCCAGCTATAAGAATATATGAGCCATCCAGACACAAAGACGGCATTGAACGACAAAGAGAGTATAGAGTATATGTTTGGAATACAGACGACTGCAAAAAGCTATTCTCGGACCACTGGGTGTTTAAAGAAAAAGTTGGCAAAAAATCAAGGAAGCTCGGATGGATAGACGGCGATTATCTGTATTTGGCCGTACGCAAAGTAGAGACGGTTCAATACACAGGAAGAGTATATAACCTCGAAGTTGCCAATGATAACTCATATACTCTCGAATCAATATGCTGTCACAACTGTCATAGATTCCACAAGATGGACCTGGACGATGCAATTCCGTGGTACGAACAAGAGACTTGCTTAGGCCACATTGATTATGGCATTCTTAACCAAGAGTGGAGAGAGAAGTTCACTAAATGGGACCCGAGAAAAGACCTTCCTGAGTCATGCCATAGTTGTAAAGCTTATCTAGTTACATGCTGCGGTGGATGCTGGGCGACCAACTGGGACATTAATAAGGCGCTCAACAAAGTACCATATATGAACTGTGTCGCTGAGCTTGCTACTATTGCTCAGGCTGAGAAAGCAGCAAGAGAACTCGGAGAAGGATATGTAAGATCGCTAGTTGGTATACCTGGCAGAATATCATCACTTCCACCCGCACAAGGATGTCAGTGTTACAATGTACACGATGACTTATACGGAAGACAGGTAGTAAATAGAAGCGACCCGTACTCATGTCTGTGCAATATGTCAACATATGGCATACGCCCTGAGCCCACACGCGGATGTGACTGCTACAATGTAATAGACAATGTGCACGGATACGACAGAGGATATTTCGATATGAGCGGTGCGACGTGCAGAAGATTCCAAAGAAGCCCGCTCGACGATGCAATACAGTACCTCGAAAACATATCAGACAGGCTCGACAAGCTTACTCAGGAAGAAATGGAGAAGATCAACAGATTCATGAACCTAAAGATGGAAGTCGATGCCAAGGAAAAAGAGTTTAAAACTCTCCAAAATATAACAGAGTCAATTGAAAAATAACGTGATTTGTGGTATAATATAGGGGGAAGCAATAATGGTCTTGGGGCTAGACTTAAGCTCTACCAATACGGGATATGCAATTCTTGATGGAACATCTCTTGTGACATATGGATCCATCATTCCCGGTAAAAACGCAAATCATCTGGAAAAACTTCTGTATGTATATAACGAAATAGAAGGAATATTAGGTGCATATCACATTGATTACGTCGCCATTGAGGATCAATGCTACACTAATAACGTCGACACATTAAAGCTCCTGGCCAGAATATCCGGGGTTGTCATGTTGTGTGCCAAGCAGCATGACATACCCGTCTCCCTATATCCGGCCACAACAGTAAAGAAGCACTTTACCGGGAATGGACAAGCAACAAAGGAAGACATGATAGCAAAGGCGCTCGAGCTTTATAATCTTCAAAGGTGTCTAGTAGATGATAACATCTGCGACGCCATTGGCATTGCTTACACGCATGTCACATATCAAGAAACCCCTAAGCCTGTACATAAAAAGAAAAAGAAAAAACTACGTCGGTCAAAGCCGACGAAAGGAGGCTAGCATGTATGAAGATATACACAGACTACATCGACGTTGAGCTAACGGTAGAGGAATTTGAAAACATCTTAAATAAAGGCATACTTACTGAGTTCATAAATATCGTAGCCTCCCTGTCAGAAAGAATGAGGATGCAGGATTTAGAGGACGTGATGGGAGAAGTAAATTCCTTAGTGAGGAAAATAATAAGCGGTGATGTCAAGCCTCAGAGTACGTGCAGAATATACCATTACGATCCTGATAACCAGTTCTACGAAGAAGGGCTGGACGAAGACAACGAGACTGTTAATAGAATATACTACAGCATATTCGAGAATGGAGTAAGACGCTATGAATGATATGGGACTGTATCATGAATTCATCAACGGTATTGGATCAAGCCAATACAAAGAGCCAAACTACAGCCTCATTGATGAGCTTGTAATGAAATATCAGAGTGGCAGCGAAGAGGCTGCGGAAGAACTTATCCGCCAGCTCGCTCCTTACATGCTTAAATTCTTTAAAATCATAAGGCTTGGCATCATAGACTTATCAGATAAAGATTCAAGAAAGTTCATATCACTGTTTATCGACGATCATAAGATACGTTCAAAACTAAAAGCTGCATACCAGCCTGCTGAAGCAAGAAAAGAAGCATATCAGGCGGCGCAGACAATACAGATATTATGCACAGATATTCCGTCGGAAGATATTATACACGAGCTAATTGTAATTCTTTTGACTCTCGCAAGACGGTTCACAAAGAAAAGGTCAAAGGTAAACTTCTGTGGTTATCTATGTAATGCATACAGATTCGAGCTAGCGAGGCGTATTAAGGCAATGACGACAGACCCATTGTCCTACCGCGCTGACCTTAATCTTTCTTACAACGACCAAGAATATTTGAATGAGGAAAACCCTGTAGAAGATAATATACAGGTATATGTAAATGAGCCGCTCGTTGTTATAGAGGAGGAACTTGGAAACAGCTGGATACGCGGTATAACATGCAGCGAAAGATTTGCTAAGCTGACGCCGCTACAGCGCATAATACTTAAGATGCATTATCTTGATGGGGAAGGAGACACCGCCATAGCTGACAGACTCGGTATCCACCGAAATACAGTAAGAGAACAGAGGATGAAGGCAGAGGAAATACTACGAGATTCAGAGGATGATGCCGATGCCAAAGAAACGTAAAATAACTTACTGTGTTTTATGTGGTACACCGATAGAATACGCGACAAAAAAGCCATTAAGGTGCCAGCATTGTAAAGACATTAAACTGTCTACTAGAAGCACGGCGCCGAAGACCAAATGGAAAAAGGAAACAGCTATGTTTAGTATCATGAGTGAGTTACTCCCCGGTGTAGAGTACATAGTAAACGGGTACTACTCATGGCTTATAAGCCCTAAAGGAAAGCCAATGCAGCTTGACTGGTATAGCCCTGAAATAAATCTTGCAGTTGAGCTAAATGGACAGCAGCACTACCAATATACAAAATACTTCCATAAGACAAAAAGAGAATTTGAATACTTGCAGCAATGTGACAAAATAAAGGAAACCGTATGTAAGGCACGCGGGATTACGCTCTTACCTGTGCCATATAACTCAAAAGTGACGCATAAAATGATTATCGACATGCTAAAGGAAAAGAATGAAGAACTGTATAATAGGCTTGTTCGTAACGGGATATTAAAGCTGCCCAACAACAAGTAGGAGGTAATATATATGTTTGAAAGGAAATTCGCAGCACTTCCGCGATATATAGAATACAGGTGTGGGGTGTGCAAAAAAGTAATATATAGCCTCGAAAGACCGAAGCTATGTCCTCATTGCAGCACAGATTTCATGAAGGAGGCATTACTCACATGTATAATGGATGAGGTTCCTATAAGAAGGATATAGAACAACCGCATCAAGAGAGTTACAGAAAACTTAGCCGAAAGCCCACGACTTTAGCCGTTGGGATGAAGGCTAATGTTTGCTAAATCACTTGATAAAATATGAAATATTTATCTGTATTTGTTTTAGTTATAGTACAAGATACTATTCTACCAGAAAAATTTCTGCATAACATATAGTTGACAAGGTGATAACACTATGATATAATAATTATGGTGGTGATAGTATGGCTATATCACAAGACAAAGTGAGGACAATTATCACAATACCCAAGGACCTTAAGAAAGAGCTAGAGAAAATAGCTAAGCAGGACAATAGAAGTTTTAACAACCTAGTTATTAAAATTCTAAAAGATTTTGTTAGCAATTCATCTCCCACTTAAAGAGGGGGGTCTTCTTGCTATTTTCTTAGATAAAAAAGGGGAGAGACGATGAATACTGAATTAATGTTTAGTAGTAAATCAGACGAATGGGAAACACCGCAAGATTTATTTGACAAACTTAATGAAGAATTTCATTTTACACTAGACCCATGTGCTACACATGAAAATCATAAATGTGATAAATATTATACTAAAGAAGATGATGGACTAAGTAAAGACTGGACGTGTGAAACGGTATTTTGCAATCCTCCTTACGGTAAAGCAATAGGTAAATGGGTTGAAAAATGCTATAAAGAAAATTTAAAAGGTGTTACTGTGGTAATGTTAATACCAGCACGCACAGATACATCATGGTTTCACAAATACATATATAATAATCCTAATGTAGAAATAAGATTTTTAAAAGGTAGATTAAAATTTGTTAATAGATTGTTACCTTCTTGGAATGAAAATGGAGAATATAAATTATCTCCTGCTCCATTTCCAAGTATGGTTGTAGTGTTTAAAGGTAATACGGATACCAGAAATGGACTTCCGACTACCACCTGAGAAACCCCTGACTTTAGTCATGGGGAGTGCAAGTAAGTGGCAAGATCTTATTTCTTATTTGTTAGAGAGAGGAGGGTTTGCTTGCTATGATTGACCCGCATACCAACGATATGATGGAATTTATGTCTAAGCACTTATATAATATGCTAACCCTTGGTCTTCACATGGGAAAAACCGTTGATGTTACAGGGCTTAGACGAATAGGTAAGACAACCGTTCTTACGAGATTTGCAAGAGAGCGCAATATACCGATAGTAGTGCCATTCATGACAACATATGATATGTATATACGCAGAGGATATGATAATACACACTGGGTCGGTTCTACATCGTCCAGGCTTCGAACAATAAACTTATGCGTTGTTGAAGAACTTACAGATATAGACGAACTGCTAAACAACGGAGTATACGTCTTAACAGGATATTACACGAGAGTAGGCGATACACGCCAGCGCGACGACACAATAGATGTACGCACACAAAGTTTATATAAATTTTTCAACAGACACCTGTATAAATTACTAGAAGAAGGATCCAGAACTCGCGAGTTAATACAAATGTCATGCTTCAAGCGCATAGGCAAAACAACAGCGCTTGTCCAGTTTGCTAAAGACCACAATATACCTGCGATTGTTGAAACCGATAGTGTTGCCAATAATATGCGTTTTCTATCGGGATACGATAAGATATTCTCTATTAATGAGATTGACAGTAAAATACGGTCGTGTGTCATAGACGAATATGTTAATGCGCATGATATAACTAGCATGGGTATAAAAGTAATAACTGGATATTATACTGAGGTTCCACGTTGGTAAAATTTACTTGACATTCGCTTTCATGTATGATAAAATATAATACGTAAGGTACAGCGAAAAGCTGCCGGCGCACGGCGTCGCATTTTTTAAAAAAAATATATACAGATAGAGTGAGGTTTCGGAATGAGCCAGGATAGCAAATACTTTGGACGCACTTCTTTAATAGAAATTCTCCATGAACAGATAATAGAAAACAACAAACAAGAATCAGATAAACATGATCCATGTAAGTTTTACCCCTCTTCTGTAGGTAAGTGCCTAAGGGCAATAGTTTATCAGATGCAGGGATACGTTGGCGCACAGCCCGACGGAAGACTTCTACTTATCTGCGATAACGGAACATATTTTCACGAAAGAATAGAGAAGCTCTTTGAATCTACAGGACTTCTCATTGCAGCAGAAGTATCATTTAAAGTTCCCGAGTTAAGACTTTCCGGCAGAACTGATGCCATCATAAGGAATTTTCTTGACCATAAGTCTTCCAGTAAAGTTATAAAACTATACAGAACAGTTAAAGAGATAAACGAGGAAACAGGCGAAGAGATTGAAAGAGACGAACTTGTTTACGAAGGCCCTGATAACGATGTGATAATCGTAGAGCTAAAGTCAATCAGCGACTCTGGCTTTAAGTACATAGAGCGTACAGGCCCCAAACAGGCTCATGTAATGCAGCTTATGCTCTATATGCATGTAACCGGCATAAAACAGGGGCTAATCCTCTATGAAAACAAGAACGACCAGAGGATGAAGGAGTTCTTTATAGGCTATGATCCCGAAATGGCAGAAAAGATCATGAATAAGATAAGGCTTGCAAATAAGCACGTAGACGAAGGAACGCTTCCTGAAAAGGAGTTCCAAAGGACTGACTTTGAATGTATGTACTGCGAATATAAGGATCTGTGCTGGCCTATAAAGAGCAAAATTACAATCGAGGATATTATGCGTATAGAGGGCATATGACGCTGAGAAAATAATGCGTCTTTTGAGCCCTGAAAGGCTCACTACGCTCTAATAGAGTAAAATTTTGGGCGGGACCCGGCAAATTAAGCCGAGTCCCGTCTTATTGTTTACAGGAATGTGGAGCTGTCGTCATAAATACTGCTATCAAATTTTGCAACCTTACCGGCCAGGACTTTAAGATCGCTCTCGCGTAGATTTGCATACCCGACGACGTTTGAGTCCTTATCACGTATTTCAATTAAATCATTGCTTGTCTTATACGGGCTAAATTCGCTGTCAGCTGTATACATGCCGCACATCCTGAAAATAACATAACAGTCTTTGGATATGATTGTATACGTCGGTTCCTGGTCACTTGCAGTACTTATCATTGCAACCACATATTCTTTGCCATTATACTCAACAATCTGATCCAGATTCAAAGCCATCCTTTATTCCTCCTAGTTAGTGTTTGCGCTTTCTTATCTTGCGTTTAGCAACGAGCTTCCTTACGAGATGGTTTGTGAGATTACTGAGGTATTCAGCTTCATCCTCTGTGTTCTCAATAATCTTTTCTGCTGTACTTTTCTTTTTGTATAATGTATCAAGGATTCGTTCGTCTAGGCTGTCCAGAGATATCAGATTAATCACGCTCACACTTTCATGCTTAGAATCAAGCCTGTGTATACGAGCATTCCTCTGATCCCATACAGCCGGATTCCATGGAAGGTCTACGTTTATGGCAAGGCTTGCTTCAGGGAGATTTACGCCGTAGTTTGCACTGTCAGTGGCGACCAGGAAATTTATATTATCAGATGTCCTAAATGTGTGTACGCTTTGTTGTTTCTCAATAGCGCTCATTTGCCCGTTTACAATGCATACGCCGCCAAGAGATTTTATTCTGTCAACTATTAACCTTTGCATGCGTTCAAACTGGGTGAATATAACTGCTTTTCCGTCAGGGTTACTTTCCCTGAATTCGGATAGTATATTTACCAATTCATCAAGCTTTGGGCTTCTTTTATCAATCTCGTATTTTTTGACATACTTCTGAGCAAGTTTCGACTCGCTCATTAGAAGCAGCTCTGGCGTATCACATACTTCCTGAAGCATTACAAACATACCAAGAATATTATTTGCCCTGGGATGCTGCTTGATGATATTGCCATCTTCATCTCTTACTGTATACTTGCTCACTTCTTTAATAAGCTCATACAAGTCGTTTCTGATTTCCTCATGAAGCTGAGCCTGTTCTGAATACATCTCGACGTAATAGTTCTTTACAATCATGTCAGGAAGCTCGGGTGCGACGTCCCGCTTTAATCTTCTTAACATATAAGGAGCTATTCTTCTGTGTAGTTCGTCGAGATTCTTATATCCCAGAATCATATTAGGCTGGCGGAACTTTTCACCTATTATCATATACCTGTTTCTGAACTTCCACCAGTCGCCAAGGATTTTTGGATCTACCCACCTGAATATATTAAACAGTTCTTCAGGTCTATTTTGCATGGGCGTTCCTGTGGCAGCCCATTTATATTGTGCATCAAGCTGGATCACAGCTTTAAACGTCTTGGACTTAAAGTTCTTTATTCGATGGCTTTCATCAAGTGCAATGATATCCCATTTTATTTTTGACAATATATCTATGTCATTGCGTACAAGCTCATAGTTGATTATGGTGTAGAGTATATCGCCATTTTCTATTAGCTTATAAAGCTCTATACGTTCTTCCTTGTCGCCATCAATAACAGCATAAGAGATATCATACTCTTCTACGTCGAGGAATTTCTCTATTTCTTCTGCCCATTGGTACTTTAGTGTGGCTGGACACATAATAAGTGCCCTGTTGACCTTACCTTTGCGGTATAGCTTATATGCCGCGGCTATTATCTGCGATGTCTTGCCAAGCCCCATTTCATCTGCAAGCATACATCTTCCCATGTCGCATAGAAAGTTTATACCCACTATCTGAAACGGGTAAGGCTGCAACAGGAGCTCGTCCAGGAAAGACGTATCGGTGGATATCGTACGCGGTACAGTACGCACATTGTCTCTTAGTACCTCTTCCCAAACGAGCTCTTTTTTGTCGAATAACTTTTCCAAGCAGCCCTTCTCGGAAACGGGTATGGTCCAAAAGGAGGATTCTTCGAACTTCCTTCCTGGAATCGACTTAATCCTCGATATCACGCTTTTAAATTGCTCATTAGATAGATATGATTTAAGTCTTAACTCTATTCTATCTCCTACCTGTTTAGCAATTATCAACTTAACTATCTCCTTCTAATCCATGGTTCAGGTCCCATGGGCTCAGGTTTGTAATAGTCGGCGGTAAACTCCTTGTCCATTACTTTGCCAAGGTAGACTTCAAGTTCTTTGGTTTGTTCTATGCATTTCTTACCTGCTACTCCTTCGACGGCTACTTCCATTGTGCCGTCTTTTTTTATGGTAACCTTGATCTTTTCCTGTGCCATTTAAAACCTCTCTTTCTATATCAAGTACTTTTCTTAAACGACTGACGATGTCGGCGGTGTTAATTTCCATGCCAAGAGCTTTTCTTTTAAGCCTGCTGATACTTTCAGGTTCTGTGCCCTTGGCAAGTATGTCGTTGACGACTTTTTCAGGTATATCTATGCCGTCAAATACCTGCCAGTATAGCAGGAGTAACAACTTGTAGTTCTTACGGGCAGCAGGGACCTGCTTTATCAAGTACGCTACCCGTTCTTCCTTAGTCTTTAGATCCATCTTGTACCGACTACTACCAAGTTGCCTTCCTCGTCAGTCTCATATGTGGGTGTATACCTGTTCCTTATCAGCCAATTTGTCACCTTATGTTTTCCGTGGAGCACATTGAGCTGTTCCTGGAATTCGGTTGTACTTATACCCGTTCCATAGAAATCAGCTTCAATCTTGAACGAGCCGTCTTCTTGTTCCTTGAAGCCTATATTCAATACATTTCCGTCCTTCTTAACTACCAGGTCGGTTTCCATTCGCCAGCTGAATGCACTCAAGGTGCGTCTTTCTTCGGATACTTCATAGCCCATTTCCTCAAGAGCTTTAATGAGGGCGTCCTTATCATCAATTCTTACATTAAGACGAGTCTTGTGTGACATACTACGCATCTTCTCCTTTCTCTTTCTTATATTTGTTGTAGATATTTGTTATGATTTGTTCTCTTAGCTGTTTTATCCGCTTGTATTTTCTGAGTGAGTCCGGGGCGAGCTTTGACTCGTCAATGTTATTTTCGATTAGTTCTATTAAGTTGCTTGCATATTCAGCAAATTGTTCAATTGGGGACATCATATAGTTGAACATCATAAGGTTTTGAACCTTTTCCTGGAAATCAAGGAAAGCGAGCCTTATCTGCTCAATTTCATCAAGTGCTTTTTCTACTGCAAACTTTTCTTCCTCTGACGAGAACTTCAAAGGCTTATCAGGTACGCTTTTGTCGCTTTGCTGTGGCGTACTCTTTTTTCTTTCCTTGTCAACTTCCATATTGTCAAGTATATTATCTACTAACTTTTTGTATTTTTCAAGTTCGTCGGACAATCATATTCCCCCTTTCGAGGACGCCATCTTGGCTCTGTTCTTTCTGCACCATTCTCTGATTTCGTTGATTTGGTCTTCCATTGTCTTTGACAAAGGAACAGTAGCTTTCATAGCGTTTATTATATCGAATGTAGAGATATCAACTCTTCCCATATACTCAGAATATACATCGTACAAAGCAGCCTCGATTGAAGCCTCAATGTCGGCACCTGAGAAACCTTCAGAACCCTGTGCAAGTTCATCCAGATCAAACTTTTCAGGGTCGCGGTTCCTCTTTTGCAGATGGATCCTAAAGATTTCCTTGCGTTCTTCCATAGATGGCAAGTCTACGAAGAATATATCATCAAACCTTCCTTTGCGGAGAAGTTCAGGAGGCAATTGCTTGATGTCGTTTGCAGTAGCAACGACAAATACGTCGCTATTTTTCTCAGATAGCCAGGTAAGGAAGGTAGCGAAGCATCTTGCAAGCGTTCCGGCGTCAGAGAAGTTGCTAGAGCCTGTACCTGAAAATCCCTTTTCTATTTCGTCAATCCATAATACGCAAGGCTGAATGGCTTCTGCAACAGCAATCGCCTTACGCATATTTTCTTCCGAGCTTCCTACTATGCCCTGCATTACTCTGCCTACATCGAACCTTAAAAGCGGCATATCCCAGTAATTTGCTACTGCCTTACACATCAATGTCTTACCGCATCCAGGTACACCGAGCAATACTAGGCCCTTCGGTGCGGGAATACCGAATTCCCTGGCCTGTGGAGTAAATGCGTGCTTCCTTTTACGGATCCAGTCTTTGAGATTGTCCATGCCGCCGACTTCTTGCAGTTTATCGGTAGCTTCGTAGTACTCGAGTATATCGGATTTCTTTATGATCTGTTTTTTCTGTTCCAGGATTGCTTCTGGTTTGAGCCTTCCATGTTCAATATATGAAGCCATCAATGCATCTTCAATTTCATTGGCTGTAAGGCCCTTACAAGCTTTAATGATATCGTCTTTTATATCCTGCAAATGAAGAACTTCCTTACCCTTGTCACGCATATAATCTATAATGCCGGTAACAATATCCGAAATCTCCTCTGGCGTCGGCAGGGTATAGTCTATTACTGTAGTGAGCTTTTCCATTTCGACAGGAATCTTAAGCACGGAAGAAATTATAATTACGGGGGTATACGATGACTTCAGTGTGGTAACAACATCCTTTAGCATACGTACCACGCCTGCGTCCTTTAAGAATGTGTGAAAATCATACAGTACGAAGATTGCGTCCTGGGAGCAATTCTGTATTACATCGAGTATAGCAAGCGGGTTTTCTGACAGATCTCCTTTACTGAGTATAACTTCGTCATCGGGCTTTTTGGAAATAAAATACTTTGATTTTGTTGTTATCGTGCCGTGTATTGGCTTAACGCCCGATGCCATTGACCATGTACACAGCGGAAACTTGAGCGACTTTGCGATAGAACATACAGTATCAAGTACTCTTGTTTCCTCATGCGAAACCACGTATATAATATCATTCCTAGCCCCTATGGCGTTGGCCAGTTTGTGCAGATTGTTCATAGTTTTTGCCAACCTCGTCTACCTCCATTGCCTTGTCGATCCTCTTGAAAGCGTGTTCCATGTACTGCTTGCTACATGAGCGAACCGCAGCTGTTTTTGAGAGCATTGATTCTATTCTGAAGTCGACTTTCTTAATTGGTATTATTAACTGCTTACTCTGTAGCAGTTCTGGATTGTCGTCAATAGGTATATACCACTGTTTCTGGCCCTTATCAATCCTAATAAACTTTAAGTCATTCGTATTGTTATCCATCTCAAACACATTGTTATCCATCTCAAACACAAGGCTGTCGGTGCTACTGGTAAGGGGTTTGCCTGTGAACTCGATAGCGATATTTGCTTCTGGATCACTGTACACGAACTTTGCGTCGCGTAGCGTCCCAATAAGCTGATTATGAATATATTTCGGAATCTTTACAGAAATCTGTGTACTGGCAGGCGATTCTTTTCTTACAGACATGGTCAGCCCGGAAAATGCACCACTTACCGTGTCACCGTTATATATAAAGCCTTTTCCGTTACTCAGAACATATTCCTTGCCTGCTCTTACATATAGTCCTCCTATGCCACGTACATTCAGTTTATGGCATAGTTTAACTATACAAGACTGCATTAACTGGTCAATTTCAGGGTGCTGCCACAGATATCTTTTTGGCTCCTGCATTACACACTCGGCCATTATTTCCTTAAACTTTTCCTTACTTATAGGTTCTTCTATGCGTACAGCATTGTCGCCTCTTCCGTATAAGTCATCGTGTACATTTTTATCTGTTACGTACCGTCTTATAAATACGCAGAGTTTTAAAGTATCTGGATCGGATGTGGTGTCCTTAAACATTGAATCCGGCGTCATTGCCGCATAGTGAGTCAGGTCTATTACAGACAGCTCATACGATTCGTTTACCTTCATCCTCGCGCCGTCATAACATGGGTAGCCCTCGAGCTTCTGCCAGTTTATATAGTATTTGTCCTTATCCATCCATATCTACTTCCTTGCCTATAACCCTTAGTGTGTCTTCTTCTGTCCAGAGTATTATTCTGCCTTCATCGAGCGATTTTTGCACATTAATCATTCTCTGATTAGATGATCCTATAAAATTGGGCTTTTTGCCTTTGGCGCCAATTGGTACAATTGGCATAAGGAGCTCTTGTATAAACGGGCCATCTACGAGCATATCTATGTTCTCAAGAAGATCCTGTGCATACGGGAACAGATATGGCAATTCGTCTGCTGTGTACCCGGAATAGCAGACAATTACAAAGCCTTCGTCCCTTAATGCCTTAGCAAGATAGGATAATTCCTTTGCCTGGAGGAAAGGTTCCCCGCCGCCAAAGGTTACCCTTCTATAAGGGACGTTGCGTATGAAATCCCAATATAGCTCCTTAATAAAAACCCTTGTACCAGCATCGAAAGACTGAAGGTCTTTATTAAAGCACCCCGGACAGCGCTTATAGCAGCCAGTAACAAAGAGTTCTGTAGAAATCCACGGTGCACACGTCTTTGAATGATATTCAACTGTATCTATGCGAAGCGTAAGATCTGGCAAGTTCACGGAATCCCCCCCCCTGCCTCCGGGTATTTAGAACGTACTATACCACTTTATCGTCATTAGGATTATACCGTTCAAGTACTAATTTACCCTCTTGGACCTGCTTCATTATATTGCCATAGTCGTGATCTTTATGAACGCGGCCTATATGCGTCTTAAGGCCGTTTCTTCTATCGTCTTTTGGATCATAAACCTGTGGAAGCTTACATATGGGACAAAGAACCAATGGCACGCCTTTGCTTATAGCCTGTCTTACCTTATTCTCAAGATAGTGTTTCATCAAAGTCTGCTTGCCCTTTTCTGTGCGACTCCATTTGCTTATCAGTTCCAGTCTATGCTTCTTGCTACATTTAGTACAATGATTCCCTCGCCATATTGTCACGCCGCATTTTAAGCACTGCCTTGAACTTGATGTATGCAGCTTAATACCATACTGTTTACATAAGGACATAATAGCATATTCACTTACATCAAAGTACTCGGCAACTTCTTTCCGAGACAACTGTGATGCTGCGGCCCTGAGTTCATTGATATCTATATTTTGCGTATTAGATCTCTTCCTTTTTGTATAGACCTGAGGTCTTTGACGTTTAATTTCATGCAGTTTTTTATATTCCTTGCATATCTCCTGTGCCTGGTGTTTACTTATACCGAATATTTGCGATATTTCTTCCAATGACAGTGGTACCTTTTCATTATACCTTAAGTGTCCTATCATTTCTATTCGATTCATGTTTACTTGTGTAATTTTTGATTCACGTTCCTTGTTCTTGGTTCTTGCTATCTTAATAAGCCTGTTGTGGCTCTTGTACCCATCTATTATAATATCAACATGTTTTTTGCTTAATTCTCTGCCGTATCTTTTTCTTATATTATTTGTTTCAAATTCAGGTTTTTCACCAAAGTGATACGTCAATATGGCACCAATTTGTGCTGGTGTAAACTTCATAGCAAACCTCACATCCCCTTTCCTTACATTATATACTATACTTGAAAAATGGGGTATACGAAGATGCCCCAATGCAAATAAGAGGATCATATCAATACTTGTTACTTTTTCTTTTCTTCTATCTCGAGATCATTTGTGAGAGGAGACTGCTTAACTATTACTACATCGTCCTCGTCTTCTTCATAGAAGTCAGTCAGTATGTTCTGCTCCATTGCAGCTCTCGCATTTTTTACTTTCGTATAGATCCTAAGATTTCTTTGAAGTTCTAAGTCTTCCATTATTCTACTCCCCCTGGTGACAGACGACATACCCGCATTTAAGGCATTTGTATGCGTCCTTTATTTCATATATAGGACCAGGTATCATGGGATCTTCTTTGTTCTCCAAGAATACCGTGTACTCTATTTTCACAAACTTCACGCTATCGTTACACGATGGGCATTTAAAAAATCTATTAATGAGTGCCATCAGTGTTTTCCTCCTCTAGCTCATTGAGCCTATTTTCAAGTTCTCTTATTCTGTCTTTTAAGACCTCAATCTGTTGTACAAAAGCCAATTCGTCCTCGAAATCTTTTATAACAAATACATTGTCACAGCCTTTAAATCCAAATACAAGATACCATGAACGTCGTCCGGCGAGATACGCTTCTGACTTTATCTTCTCCAGCTGGCTCTTATGGACCGTGAACGTCTTCTCGCCCTTTGAGGTAACGGTTCCACGCTCCTTGCACTCGATGAGATCTTTCGCTGTAACGATATCACCCGGCATAGACCATATAGCTCCGCTATTAGGTCTGCGGTAAGCAATATTCCTTGGATTACTGGAGGCATTGTGTACCTGGGAATTATCCTTCGCCAGTTTCTTCTGTATACGCTTCTGTACACGCTTCTCAAAGTTCATACCCTCTTTCGGCTTCTTCTTAATGCCTTCAGCCTTTCTTTTAGCTTGTTTTTCCTTTAGTTCCATCCACCTGGGACGTTTAAACAGGCGTTCTCCGTCACACAGGTAGCACAAACTATTGTTCGTGCATATACTATGTTTTTCTTTGTCACACTTAGGGCTAAGATCCATTATAAGCTCGCCTCGACTTTAAATAGTGACAAGAATGTTACGATGGATTCCTTTTTTCGTTCTATTATATCGAGCAGTGTCTCGACCTGTTCTTTCTGTTCTCTTGATTTTGCTTCCATATCAAACAGATTAACCGTTTGGCCATCTTCTGTACGATAACTTTCAAGTGCCATAACGCCATTTGCCCGTCTTGCAGATTCGCTTGAACCTGTTCTTCCTTTAGCTTCGATCCTGTATATTAACCTTTGTAATGCGGCGTCCCTGGCCTTTACTCTACCGTATATTGGCCTTAAGTCTTCATATATCTTCTGAAGTTCACTTTGGATGTACTTTACTCGTCCCGGATCCATGTCTGGAGTTATTGTAAGGGACCTTATGCGTCTTTCAAAGTCTTGCATTGTGTTGTTCCATTGTTCATCCGAAGGCAGCTGTATACTCATTTTCCCCCTCCTATTAATTTGCGTATATTATCAAGCATCTCATTGGCCGGGACGTCTGCGTCGATTACATAGTCAAACATCATATAGTCAAGAGACGTCTCTGACGGGTGGTTTAGTTTTGATTCTTCTATTCTACCATATAGTTTCTTTAATCGTTGTTCTTGTACCTCTCTTGAAACATGGAGTCGTATCAGTACAAAACCATTGTTTCGAAGCATTTCGAACTCATTGGGAAACCGTAGATCATCGACAACTATTTTCCCGTCAAAGCCTTTTATCTTTTTTTCTACCGCGTTTACCCATATATTGTCATTAACGTACCTGCGCATGTAATCCGTGCCAACTTTTTGCAACATATCACGTATGCGATCGGTTTTCTTAGAACCCATTGGGTCGTAGTAGATCACGTCAGAGAATTCTTCCATTATAGCGAACACTTGGGTAAGTGCGTCTCCGTATTCTTTCTCATTCAATGTAATGCGGTCAAGATCATCGGAGATGGCCTTAAGCAGTGCCACCTTCGCAGCCTGCGGAGCATTCGTATTTCTTATACGGTTAAAATTTGCTATGTCTCTGCACAAGAACTTAACTTCATCACCGAAGCTCATTCTAACATAGTCGAACTCCGATATCAGCATATTCGCTACGGTTGTCTTACCAGAGCACATTTTGCCCGAAATTGCTATTTTGTCAAAGTTACCCATAGACCTTACTTATTCCCCCATAACTCATATATCTGTATGGGCTTACCTTTTAAGTCTGACTTTGAGCTCATTAAGCATTACAAGTACCCCATACAGTCTATTAGCGATACCATCTATAAGTTCTGTTATATCGTCAGAATCGCCCACATAGTATATAGTGTCCGGTTTCGTCCTGCTGTGCGACTTGACGACCTTTATCATGTTCTTCTCTTTGAGTTTTTGTATCATCCGCCACGTAGTGGATGTAGAAAGGTTAAGTTCGTCTGCAATATGTGACAACGGAAGCTGTATTCCATCTTGTGTTTCTTCAGTTTTTCGCTTGATATAATCTAGGACTTCCGTTTCTGGTCTGGTCATAAAGTACCTCCCTTCCATTTTCTATTATATACTGGAAAGGAAGTCTTGTCAACCGTTTTTCAGGTAGTATTTCATGTACTTAGTAAGAAAAAAAGAGGCTGTATTTCTACAGCCTCACTCTGTTAATCTGAGCTACGTGTGCACCCGTGCCTTCGATCTCATACTTCAGGGCTTCAAGTACTGCTTCACTCCAGCCATAGAAGTATGCTACGCTTGGCTCATTGTCGCTTGCTATTCTGGGTCTATACGGTGCTACGTCTATTATGAATAGCCTTGCATCGGGGTTAACCATTCTTCTGTATTTCCTAAACAGCTGCACAACCGGGGTGCCAGCATTTTGCTGTTCGTCAGTAATTATAATTATATTGTCAACTTTTATGGGTCTGCTTGTCCTTTCTGATCGAGGAAAGTTAGCATGATACTTGGAAGCAAACATACTTAAGCCGCTCCTGCCAACTTCTCCGAGCAGGTGTTCTATTGAAACACCAACATTTGTGCCGCCGCCGCACAGATCTACACACCTAGATACGTTCGTCATGACAGAGTCACTCATGTCTATCTGCGGGTGAACCAGAGCTGTATTAAAGCACAAGAATATTGCGTCGTTGGACTTTTTTAGTGCGGAAATACCCAGCAGTGCCCCAATCTCAATATAATCACCGCTCATTGAGCCGGATATGTCAAGGAATATAGCATTTCTACCTAGCAGCATATCTACGTTCGACAAGGACAGATCAAGTGCTCTGTTAAGTGCTTCCTTAATATTTCTGTTGCCGTTATAATTCTTATAAGCTGTCGTAAATCTGAACGGAAGCATCTTCGAATTCCTGATCACATCCGGGTTAGTAAGTCTTTCAACGACGTGTTCAACATTGCTTGGATTGTTAAATACACCAGCGGCCTCGAGCGTATTTAAGTGTCTTACCAATGCGAATATTGGCATCTGGTACATAAGGCTTTCCCAGATCTCGCGTGTCGGCTTAATAATACCGGTAACGATTTCGTACGGGAGTCTGCCGCAGGAAATGAGCTCATTTGCTCTCTTCGTAAACTCAATATCGTCGTACTCATTTCTGTGCTGCGCCAGGATCTTTAGATCTTCGATTGCGCGTACCTGGTCAAGAACACTGGATACTTCTTTTCGTGTAAGGTACCTAAATAGGTCTGACTGGAAGCTATTCTTCGGGATCGGGTGGGTTTCTCTGATTATATCGCTGAGTGTCCACTTACCTGTTCCTTCTCCACCGCCGTACTTAATAGCGTGATACTGAGATAAACCTTCGCCCTTGTGGTTCGTGAGCCAATTGTTTATAGCTCTCTTAACAGTGCGTCCAAAGCCCTTACCGTTTCTCAGGTTTCCTATGACAGTAACAAAGTCTGTCAGGTCATTCGGTGTCAGAATAACCTTATTAAATGCTGCGTGGAAGTAACTCTTGTCATTGCATAGCGACAGGTATGCAAGGCCTACTATTGGCTGCAGCCTCATAAAACCATGGTTTCTTGCATACGTTATGGCCTTTGCCATAAACTTCGGATTTGTGTCCTTCATCTTTTCGTGCAATGCAAGAGAATACTTGAACAGCTCGTTATCCGACATATAATAGGTATTGCCCACTGTATTCGTCATAACCATCTGTACGTACTGTTCAGACAGGCTTACGTTGTATGCCGGATAACCGTCAAAGTTCTTCGTGTCGGGAAGGATTATACCTTCATTTCTTCTACCAAACAGATTCTTTGCTCTACTCATAAATATTACCCCTTTCCACCTCATCTATGAGGAAAATATATTATTAGAATCAGTTTTTCGGCTTTATCTAATAATAGCAAGAAGATACCCACCTCTATAGGGTGGGGTAGTTGACTTTAATAATTATCACTCCTTTTTACCTTCAATTAGTTTATTAATTTCTTCACTTAATTTTTCCTGCAATTCAGCAACTTCATCAAAGCTATATCCACTACATGGATATTTGTACTTATCCACAAAAAATTTTATATTTTCATTATTAGCAAAATATAATGCACCTGCAATAATGCCCAATTCTTCTTCGGATAATTCTAATGAAAACACTCTTTTTGTAAATACTCTTGATTGCATATTACACTCCTTTCTTGGTATTACCAGAACCACCTTATCGAGTGTATTGCAGTTTTACTGCCACTTTCTCGATTTAAGCCGCCAAACCGACTTTTATTATTACATTAAGAGCTTACTGCTTTTCTGAGTTCTTCGTCAGTACCATTATTTTCACTAACTGCCTGTGGCATAGCCGATCTTAACAATTCTTCAAGCTTAATCCCTGACCATTTTTCTACCCATTTCTGTCGGGCTAGCAGTATTAATGTATTCGAGTTGCCAAGATACATCTGCATTCTTGTATCAGTGATGAGCCCCTGTCTGTAAAGTTTTCTGCATATCTTTGAGCCGAATTGTTCTGCTTTATCATAATCAATCTCTTTCCCTGATTTCCATTGCAGGTAATGGTGTACCTGGCAGAATGCTACCTTTGCCAGCGCTGACCAGTAGTCAATACCCAAAAATGATGCGTAGTCTATAATTGCGTCGATATATAGGTATATCTTTACATCTTTCGCACCATCCTCGGGTGTCATCAGTTCGCCAAGGAAGAAGCTTCTTTTTTTATCAACACCAACACACAAATTTATCAGAGACATAAGCTCGTCCTGATTGTAACGTACTCCAGATTTGTTTATAGCACGTGACAGGAACAGCGATGTCTCATGCAATAAGTCTTTGATGATATCATTTCCGTTTTCCATGTACATGCTCCTGCTTTGTCGTTATTATTTGCTATACCTGTCTGCTACACTTGAGGCCGCAACAGGATACTCATAACCTTTGTCCATAAGTCTTGATGTGTCTTTTATGCATGCTTCAAACCCGCAGCTTTCTATATATCTTACAAGTTCTTTTATGAGCATTGAGGTCTTTCCTGTCTTCCCTATATCAAGGTGTATTACTACATCAACAGGAAAGTTTTCGCCTGATATTATTTTGTCTTTGAACTGTATAGCAACTTCGAGACTCCTGGATGCCTCGTCATAGATTTTTTCACGGAGGCTTATGTCCCGTTTCTTTACGGTAGTTATCTCAGTAAAGAATATGCATCCTTTACCTACTCTGTGAACTATGATTGCAGATACAAGCTTTAGACTATCTCCGTGTTGCTGTGAGTCACAGCCTATCATGACGTGGTATTCCGAGTCCGGCTCAGACATAATGTATTCCTTTATCTTTTCAAAAACCTCATCTAGTGTAAGCCAACCGTAAGTAATACTCCTATACATAAGTATTTACCTTTCGACTATTAGACTTAGCAAATCGCTTGGCGTAATACAGCCGCCTTTAATTGATACAGTGTTGTCGGCATGCAGCTGTCCATCATATAAAGATTCAGGGGTATTGTATTCTAGCAGGTGCTTAATACCAACATGACCACCCCCATAATTTTGGTTTGTGGAGTGCGTGAGCACGTTAGTATTATATAGCTTAGCTCTGAGTGTTGAAAATATCAACTAAGGCTTTTGCAAGCCTCCGTTTCTATAAACGGGGGTAGTTGACTCTCTTCTTAGGCAAGGATTTCTTCGAAGAACCTTTGTATCTCCCACCAGTTGTGTACTCTTTTTAAATGCGTATATTCGTGATTCCACGGACACGGTCCGTCGTACAATAGACCAATTCTACTTGGCCTTTTGTTTGTAAACGCCTCTATATTATCGCCGGAGTCGTCTATCAGAACATCCCCGTCAAATAACGCTTTATTATTTATAAATATGATATTTCTTGACGGTATATGCGGGAAGTGTTCAATTAGCCACTTCGTCTTATCCATAGCAACTTCGGAACAGTATGATGTTACTATGTATATGTCCTGCTTCTTTTCCTTAATGAGCCACCTTGTAACTTCCTGTGAGCCTTCATTTGGTCTTATGTCTTCATAGAAGAATCCCGGCCTTAAGAGTATTTCCATAAGTCCGTGGGCACCACATTCAGGTTTTGTGATCTTGTACCAGTCCCACATCGTTAGGTCGTTAAGTGTCAAGTTGTCGTCATATTCCTCATTATAAATCTTTAGCCATTTTTCGTTCATGTTGCTTAATGTAGAGTCAAGGTCTATTCCTATTATCATCATCCTTTCCTCCAAGTATCCAGTTGTTTTGTCTCTTTTTATAAGTTTTATTTATCATTCCAAGTACTTCTTCTGGCAAGAATTTTACTGGTACATAGCCTTCTTCAAACTCTTCTGGATCCAGCTCATACTCGTCGAGTATGTCTTGTGGAATATCATCAAGTCTTATAGCTTCAAGCTTTTCATCGTCTTTTAATTCGAGTATCACAAGCAGGTCAGTAAACATCATGTCAATTTCTTCGAGAATTTCGTTTCTTTCATCAAGGTCTTTGGCTGCAATAATTTGGTCGACAAGGCGGCAGAGATCCTTTTTCATCTCATTAATATCAAGTTCTTCCCACATTTTACGGAATGGATTATCAATAAATTCAGGCATTGTTCATCCCCCAGTCATTTTCTGTCTTTTCCGAAGTCAGCGGGTAAACTATGGCCATCTCCGCGTGTCCATTGTGTTCTATCTTCGTCTTTATCATGGTAGATTGTTGAGTCCGGCGCGCGCTTACCGGGATTTGCTTTCATGCCTTTCGGGATGGTCTGGCCCTTACTGCTTGTTTTCTTTCCTTTGTAAAACCTGCTGTAGTTAGCCTTCTGTGACATGTGCACACCTCCTATTCTATTGTCCAAAAGTCCCATACGTGACCTCTATTGACATATGCATACGGCATATAAAAGTATCCATGGTCACCCCAGTTCTTTCCCCAGGAATTGCGTATGATTAGATATCCCTTATAGCCGACTAGTATGTTAAAGTACAGATCTTCATAGCCTACTACAGCTACGGCATGGTTGCCTACATGCTTCTCGCCGGCGATATTGATATTCATCTCGCCATTCTGGCCAGTATCGAAGAAACTTTCATATACTTCCATTCCAACTAGTACTGGCTGTTGCCTGAACGCCAGGCATTGTTTGATCTGTAACAGGCTATGTAATGACCGATACGCATTTATCTTGTACTTTGCTGCGTTTTCGTGTACTGCATTTGTCGGAGGTTCTTTAAATCTTTCTATTATGTACGGCATATACTTTTCTTCGCATATACCATACTTATGAAGTGCTTTACATATCGTCCTGATCGAGGCACCGCTGTCTTCGTCAACTTTGCCTTCAATTACGCGTTCCATATAATAAAGATATAACTCTGATAAATCGAGTTTTGGATCTTTGGCCAGCATGGTTCTTGCAAAGGCACCAGCATGCCCTGTGCATGCACCGAGAGACAGCTGATCTGTAGGTTTAGGACATTTGTCTCTTAAATCGACTTTTCGAGGAAGACGCAAGTGTTGCACTGACTGTGCTACGTCAGAAAAGCTAAGATCTCTTAAATCAGGTGTATCCCTTCGCAGGTTAAATACGTGCCCATTGACTGTGTTCATATACTACTGCCTCCTCCATAGCTTTTCCGATCTCCTGACCAATCAACTGCAAAACATCTATAACAACAGAATTACCAAATTGCTTATAGGCTTGATTATCACTTTTACATATTTTGTAGCTGTCAGGGAATCCCATTAACCTTGCACATTCTCTCGGATGTAATTTTCTAGTTTTCCCATTAATTAAGTATCCTCCGGTCTTGGCAAATACACCTCCACCATCAGCCGAAAGCGTTATTGCTATGCCTTTTACGCTGTATATCCTTTCGCCTTGACCGCCTTTATTTACTATTCCTAATCTAATTGGTTTATTACTGTACTTATTATCTTCAACTCCATTGAAATAAGTATCCGGTCGCTGTACGTATAGATGCTCTACCAAACTTTCGTCTTTTATTAAAATATCTTCAACATGTTTTTTTAATGGAAAAGGCCTAGGGAAATAAAACTTTTCTACAGCCAAATCGTTTCTAAAGCAAACCATGTAAATACGCTCTCTCTTCTGAGGAATTCCATAATCAGCAGAATTCAGAACTTTCTGATAAAATTTATATCCTAATTCTTCCATTATAGTTTTAACAACCGATAAAGTTCTGCCATTATCGTGAGAAGCAAAGTTCTTAACATTTTCCATAAAAACAACCTTGGGTTTTTTGGCTTTCACAATTCTTGCGACATCAAAAAATAATGTACCTCTACTATCTTCAAATCCACGCTGTTTCCCACTTATTGAGAAAGCCTGACATGGAAATCCAGCACATAGAATATCATGATCAGGAATAGAGTTTTCATCTACTTGAGTAATGTCTCCATCAGGGATATCTCCAAAATTCTCGATATAAACTTCTCTAACCGCTTCATCCCATTCGCTTGAATAAACGCATTTTGCACCTAGCGATTCCAAAGCAATTCGAAAACCACCTAATCCTGCAAATAAATCTATAAATGTATAGCCAGAAAGCAACTTTTTTTCAATATCAATCATTGTAAACCTCCTAAAAAAAAGGTGGTATCCAACATTCTTTTCTTTTTCTGTTCAAAAATCTTGGTTTTCTATATCTTATTTTTCTGTTTCTTCTACTACGTCTAAACATACGTCTTTCATCAAGCTTCTTTTTAATTCCTCCTGGACTTTCTCAACAAACGACAGTGTCTTTACACTGTTAATAAAGTCTGGGTTTGTCTCGAGCAGGTATATACCCATCATTTCTGAAACCAAGGTCACATAACCGAACTGTGACAGTTCATCGGCTATTTCCTGTGATACTTCATTTACTTTGACAAGGTACGGCTTTAACATACTTTTTACACTCCTTAAGAGCCATAAACGGCGTTATTTGACTTCAATTATATAGAAGTTCTTCACAATCCATTCCTCTTCATGTATATCCATGTGATCTTTTCCATCCCATGGACTTAGCCAGTGCTTTGCTCCCACATCGTCTATGGTATACCACCCGCGATCTTTTTCCCCAAGCTCATAGGTTGCTATGTATTGCCTGTCTGCAGAAAAGTGTTTACGCCCGTTTATGATAATATCTCTTTTAGGTACAAGGATTGCTCTTACTCCGCGCATTGTTAAGACCTCCTTAGCTAAAGCTTACCTCAAGATTACCTCCTGCGCCACCGCCTATCTATAGCGGTGGCACCTAATAATATATGTACGGCCCCTTGCGGGGCCATAGTGAAAGGAGACATATGATGTGGAGGTTTTACCCTGACCTGGCTGACGTGACAAGACCTGGACCTGCGACACCCGGTTCTGGAGGCCGATGTTCTTGCCAGCTGAGCCACACGCCAATGTCATTTGTATGCCCTCTTAATATATTCCTTAACGAACTCAGGAGTGTGTGGTCTTATACAATTACTGCAATCCTTTACTCCGTTGCTTAGGATTGTGTAATCACCACCACATTCATCAAGTTCGTATAATGGACAGTAACAGAAAATACAGTTAATGTGCTCTACGCCATCATGGCATTTCCTGCATATAGAGCCAGGTTGCTTGTACAAATCTGTGGTAGCCTCAATTATTCTGTTTATGTGTAAGTCTCTATACTTGTCAAGCATGACTGCCTCCTACCACGATGGATGGAATACTGTCTCGCCATCGACCCATTTTTCTATAAACTGCTTTGATAAACCGCCGAGCCTTACCATTTTTTCTATTCTCTTTTTATTATCACTGTAAGAGAGATTCTCCGGTATCAATTTTAATCCTGTGTCGTTTAGTCCTTTTCTTTGATAGGCAATTTCTATTAGGTCAATTGCATATACTTCTTTTTCTTCATCATACGTGAACTTAAGAATGTCTTTCTTGTCTATGAAAACAGTTGTATCGTCATTACACATAAAACGTACGCCATCATTAGTGTATGCGTAGATATGACCTACCTCAACGCCAAATGTCTTGTTTATCTTGTCGATATCCCAGCGTTTATCCTTCTTCTTTATGATTCTTGCAAACTTCATAAAGGTATCACAAAACATACTCGGATCATCATCAACATCACTTTTTGTAAAGTATTCCGTTAACTTGCTATGGGTCGGTTTTGCGCACCTGTAAAGATACATATCAAGTCCCATGTCTATCTTCCTTCCGCAAATGCTATTACCTTTTCGATATATGTACGGAAACCAGTGCTGCGACCATAAGAAGCCCTAGTTTTATATACACTGATTGTACTGTATATACCGAAAAACATATTCCAAGCCACAACAGTGTAATTGTAACTACTTTCTTGCCAACCGACATTGTACAGGTCTTATACTCTGTTATGTATTGTCCAAAGATCTTGTGGTTTATAAGCCAGTCGTGAAGGCGTCTTGAGCTTCTTATGTAGCAGGCAGCAGAAAGAAGCAAGAAAGGAGTTGTCGGTAATATAGGGAGCGCCATGCCGACTGTGCCAAGGATTAAGGATATAGTTCCTATTATTATTAAAAGTATCCTCAATTATATATCACCTTCTTTCTGCTGCCTGTGCTGATATACCCAGTTATACTTCAATTTTCTTTCTTCCAACTATGACCGGCTCAGGTCTTTTGGAAGCGCATCTTGGGCACATCATAACTTCTTTGGCTATTTCTGTACCAGTCGGGATTTTCTTTACCCTTCCAGTGCGTTCATCTATTATTGGAGGGTATGTAACTGTCCTGATTTCTGTTACAACTTTTGTTGCCTTAGTCTTTGGTTTCTGAGGCTTTTTACAGACCTCACAAATGAATGACACTTGCTATTCCCCCTTATAAAACTTATATGAATCACATGATAAACATTCGTTGCTATCGGGTTCTCCTGTTATATTATTTAGGTTTTCGCAGTCTGGAGAACATGGTATACTCACGTCAAGACTGCATGGTTTTTTACACTTAAAGCATGGAGAACCACACCAATTAGGATGAGGCATAAGCCTTCCCCTCCTCTCTCAATACAAATGTATGTACTGCGAGGAAATCTTTGACCAGGGTGCATGTTTGGTGTACAACATGGATTAGCAGTCCACTGTACGAAGTAACCCTGATCACCACCTCGCACAAAATAGGTAGGAGTGTGCTTTATGTACGACGAGGAAACTGACGACAAAAGCTTTGTCCCAGTGCAACCCTTATCCATACCTCGTCCTAACGAAAGGGGAATATACTGTGATAATGGCTGTGGGGGATGGAATCGAACCATCATTACCAGATCCAAAGTCTGGTGTCCTGCCGTTGAACGACCCTACAATACAAACACGAGGAAATTAGTGTGCACGTATATGACAGATGCTCTACCAGCTGAGCTATATACGGAAACCCGTATAATCGGAATCGAACCGGTGATCCTCTGCTTGATCTTTTAACCTTCCAAGAGATCGAAGTAACGCGCACTGCCACCTCGTGTTATTCTATACTAAAAAGTAGTGTCCTATTAGTTCCATAACCAATTCACTATGTGACTTCATGGTAGGAGTGAAGGGACTCGAACCCTCAAAACCTGGTTTCTAAAACCAGTATGTATGCCAAATTCCATCACCCGAGCATAAATATTCGCATCCTATAAACCCCCTACTCCATTTGGAGATATGCCTATCTTCCAAGGTCTTACAAACTTAGATGCGTGGAATCAGGGAGGGTTCGCACTTGCCCAGCGTTGACCCAATTTTAAAACACCCTGATTCAAGTTTTTCATCTGTGTTTCATAGGTTGGCAAGTTTCTAAACAACACCTTACACAGACTTTTAGAGGCATATATTAAGGATATGTATGGTGTTCGGGAAGGGATTCGAACCCTCAGAACTCGGATTTTAAGTCCGATACGTATGCCTGATTCCGTCACCCAAACATATATTAAAGTTATGTAATGGTGTAGGTGAGTGGAATCGAACCACCTTCGTCCAAAATGGACACGGATTAAAAGTCCGTTGCCTCACCAATAGGCTACACCCCACAATCCTGAACCCTGTATTCAGACTTCTATTGGTTGCTTTCCCAATATGTATGGTGGAGATAATGGGAGTCGAACCCACGTCCACAATGCTTACTCACTGCAAGTCTTCTTACGCCATAGTCACTGTTTTATACAATTTCCTCAAACCCAGTGACAAGGTTGTAAGGAAATCGGGGTAAATACCCACTTTTGAATGGAGTTTTCAACCATTGAAAGAATTACTACTTTCCCAATGCTCTCTCATACATACAGGGAAGGAATATCTATTCTTTGACCTCAAGCGTTATCCGATATTCAGGGAATACTGTTTTGGGTAGCCCTATTAGGCTACAAGTGCTAAACTGTTGTCAGCGTTTATTTTAGGTTGATTTTATAGACTGTTCCTGTCTAGCGGACTTACAGTTTTAGGCACCGTGTCGAAACCACTTTATCCCCATAATCTTTATGTAATGGCGGAAGGTAAGGGATTTGAACCCAGCAAATGCTGCCTTGAAAGGGTAGTGTGTTAAGCCACTTCACCAACACGCCATGTTTTTTGGTGCAGAAAGAAGGACTCGAATCTCCAGTATCCAGAGTCAAATTCTGGTGTCTTACCCTTAGACGATTCCCCAATATTTTATGG